ACGACAGCGTAGGAAATTCACGGGCCGTCCCTGTGATTGCGGCAGTGCCTGGCTGCTTAGCCTGCAATACGGCCACGCCAGCTTTATTTTGATACTGCCATGCAGCGGAAAGTGCATCTGGCCCCTGAGCCACCCAGAATGACTGGTCGTCAGTCGTGGCTGCCAGCCCTGCAATTGTACCATCTGGATCGCTGGGGGTTTTATAGAACGTAAATTTGTTCTTTGCGTATTCGGAAGCGTTGTCAGCATACCCAGCAGCCTGAGATGCTGACTCCCCAGCTTGCTGGGTATACTCAGCTATAACATTCAGCGTACCAGCTGTCATCATGTTTGCCACAAAGTCATTGGCTGACCATGCTCGTGCTAACGTACCTTCCTGCGCGCGTTCAATCGTGAAGATGTCACCAGCTTTGGCTGTTACATTCACGATCTCTATTTGAGAACCGGTGGCCGCGTCAATGATTGTCAACTTGAAATAGCTGACTCCCTCCTCGACACTTGGGAACTCGGCACCAGTTCCAGCGCTAACGATCAGCGACGTGTCGGTTGCGCTGATAGCAGAAGCCAGCGCGCTTTCTGCGTTGTTTGTAGCCAAAAGGGTTAGTGCCATGTCTCCTCCGGGATATAGGCATAAAAAAACCCGCCGAAGCGGGTTTGATGTTATCAATGAGTTATTTATGAAACCCCACTGGCGTGGGCTTTGAGTTAATTATCCACAGAAACAGAGACGCTTCCGCCGTTATTTTTAATTTCGTATTTGTAGCTGAATTTATTACATGCGAGCGTAAAGCCATTCGATGAAACCATAGGTATGAAAGAGCTAACAGAGTCACATTTGTAAGAGCTTTGTCTAACAAACCCAACAAGGGTATCTATAAATTCGAATGCCTCTGGAGTTTCTTTATATAGTATTGCGTTATGTTCAACTGGAGCCGCCCTTTTCTTAGAGTCGTATAAGCTAAAATCTCTTTTGCTTTCCTTAGGCTTCTTGGCTGACGGAGTTGTAATCTCATCAGGTTTTTCTGTAATTTCTGAAGGTTTTGTTGCACCTTCATTCTTTAATATATCATTTACACCATTTGATTCTGGTATGCCAGTTTCCTTTATTGCGCCGTAAATTGCGAACGCAGTATCATACCATTCATCAACACATTTTAGGTCACTGCATCGTTCTCTTGAATCCCAAAGAGCTTTAGTTATCTCAGAAAATGCCTTTCGGTCCTGGGTGTACGCCTTAGCATTTCCATATAAATATTTTAAATCTTCATCATCTTTTGAAAGTTGTGGGTTTGTACATATCGTTTTCTCAGCAAAGCTTTTTGCCTTAGCACAATCAAATGATGCTGCATATGAAACCCCAGCGCATAGTGAAACTGATAATAATATAAGAAGGGCTGATTTTTTCATTTTAATCATAACCATGCTGTGGTGGATACCGTAAAGTTTACACCACAGCCATTTAGCTTCAATCAATAATTTCCACCTGGATGGACTGATAGAAAGGCATGTGCAGCAGCCCGCTATCCATAGCCTGCTTGAAGAAGGTGGCGAACTCGAAATCCTCCGTTATGACAAAGGCTGTGTCCTTCTGATTGTACTTCCTTGAGTTATAGGCTGAAGCATTGTAGATGGCGCTCCGCGTAAACTGCCGGCGCCCCTTATAGATGGAAATCACGATGCCTCCATCCACAAACTGGATCGAGATACTCCATCGCTGGTCATTGAGGATGTCGGTGCCATTCACTCCCAACAGGAACCGCAGAATACGCCGCTTTATCCATGGGATAGAGAAATAGAAGCCGTCGCCTTTGTAAAAATTCCAGGTCATGATCCGCTTAAAGAGGTCATCGGAAACAACCACCTGGTTTGACTGGTCAATCACCCGGTACTCATTGAATGCCAGTTGGTTAAATTCGAAGGTGTTATATGGCCCTATCTCCTGCTGATCGCTACTGGAAATAACCGGCGGCAATACGCCATAGATACCATGAGCAATCCACCTGAGCTGGTCTCCGGTGTTGTAGTCACCGATGAAAATCGGCAGGTTGGCATTCACCATCCAGTCATAAATGCCCTGCGCCATCGAGTTATACGCAGTAAAAAACGCCCGCAGATTGTCATCGTCGTTGTATTGCGTATACATATACGAACGAATGATATCGTCAAGCATGCTACGCTCCGTTTACGATCACGCCATCCGACGCAATATAAAAATAACTGAACCGATCGCCGCTGATGATGTTTGTCCCGGCATCCGGGGGCGTTATCACGCCGTTGATTGTGACCACGACGTTTAATGTGCTGATCAGCCCCATATCGATTGTCGAGTTAACCGCCTGCAAAAACGCGTCTTTCAGATTGTTAACGTTCAGTGGTTTCCCGGCAAATATGCCGTTCACATACTGAATGGTGGGCGCTGAGACCAGCGAGGCGACGGTGGCGTCTGTCAGGTAGTTAACACTTTCGGTCCCCCACTGATACGTCACTGTGACGCGCTGCAGTAATGGGGTCACGAATGGGATCACGTAGTTATCAGGCCAGTCATTCACCGTGACGGTATTGTTTCTGACGTTCGGCGTCACCTCTCCGCCGCCTCCCCATGTTCCCGATGAGGTGGTATCTACCCCGATGGAAAACGTGTGAGGAGACAGAACCGTCACAGTCAGCGGTACGTCATTAATGCCAGTCATCCCGGTAACGCCAGTGATCCTGATAGTCTGGCCGTCGGTGTAACCATGAGTCAGGTCTGTGCTGACGACGCCAGGATTTGCATTCGTGATCCCCGTTACATTCAGTGAACACCCTTTCAGCCGGCTGATATCCCCCGCTGACTTATAGAGCGCGCCAGCAATATCGTAAATATCCCCGCCGGCGCACATGACTATCCACTTATCCCCGTCCTGAATGACAGAAACCAGGCGAGCCTGTACGTTATCAAGGTTGGTGAGATATTGCCGGATAAATCCAGGATATCCCTGAACCGTGGACATCTGTGCCTGCCATACGCGATCACGAAACTGATAATTTGTTTCCGGGTCAGCACCAGGAGTGCCGGCGATCGGGTTGGTGCAGGTGATGGTGACGTCAGACGGAAGGCTGGAGATGATCTGGTTAACCGTATTTACCGGTACCGCCCAGGTCCCCGTCTCCGTTCCCTCACATGACACGCTGGCAGACACGCCAGACGACGAGATAATCGTTGCATCACTGACTGAATATGTATAGGTCCCATCAGAAACAATAAATCCCTGCGGGATAACAAAACCCGCCGGGCCGGAAAACTGAATAGGGACCGTTGTCGTGCCAGCCGTTTTTTGCCCCGGGATACCGGCCTGCTGCGCGAGAAGCTCCAGCATGGCCAGGTTGGCCTTTAATGGCCCCACGGAGTTAATCAGGTCGACTCTTGCCTGGTCACAAACAATGAGCGCTCCGACATCTGTACTGGCCACGTCCTCAATCAGCGATCCCGGCAATTCAGTTGTTAGCCCCGGAGATAGCGCAATAGCCTGGGAAACTAGCTGCGCTCGTAGCTCTTCCGCCGTCAGAGGAACCGGACCTGCTGACGTATAGCTGACTGGTAAATCGCTCATACGGCCACCTGTGTAATTATTTTGGAACCTGCATTTGTGATTGCCGAGATGTTATAAACAGGCGGGTCGTCGCTGATCAGCGCAATCTGCAGCGAGGAAAAATACTGGCTGAACTGTTTCTGAATACGGTTTACGTAATACGTCGGCAGGATTTGCTGGATCACCGACCCGGCGGCCGGGATTCCGTTATTGGCGTAAAAGGGCGACTCCTGCGGCGCCAGTTTCAGATTCTGGATCAAGGTGGTCAAATACACCGAGTCATTAAACCCATTTTCATCTGTTTCCACCAGGACCCACTTCCCCTCAGAGTTTCGGCCATAGGTTCTCACTCGGTGATACTCCCGTTAAACGTTGAAGTCGGCCCCCCGGTATCATTTCCATCGTTGCCGTTTGAATGTTTATGGCTATTAAGCCAGGCCAGAAGCGATTGCCAACCGGCATGCATGATTGCGGGGCTTGTGCTGGCATCAGAATCCTGCAGGTGACCAACCTCCCCCGAAAGGCTCCATTTGCTATCAGTCAGTGAAAAAACTGTCCCGCCAACGGTTACGGTGAAGCTGTCAGGTGTGGAAATAGCGATGCTGTCAGGCTTAAGAAGAAACGTGGTATTGCTGCCGCTGTCGCGCAGCGTTACCCCCTCCGGACCGTATACCGTCACCACCTTCCCGTCGACACCCTGCCACTCGGTATTACTGATCGGCAAGAAAACAAGGGCGCTTAAGTTTGCTGGCGGTGTCATATCTGCAATGCCGCCTCCCTGGCCACTAACCCCACCAATGTAAGTATCAGCGGGGATAACAATCCCCTTGTCTCCCGGTTGCATAGGGTAACGAATATATTGAGGGCCAAATAAGGGGATAGTCACTTGCGGCAAAACATATGGGATGTCCCTTAACTCAAAGGAAACGGTGATCATGTTCCCTTTTTGCTTAACCACGCTCGCCGGAAGAACTTTCCCTGATTTTTGAAGCGCATTTTCAATCTTTCTTTCAGTAAACCTGTTCATGCTTGAGGCAAAATTAAGCTTGTTGTCGATGCTCATGCATTACCTGCCTTAATGAAAGGGGAAGCCTCGATAATTGTTACCCATGCTTCTGCCGTTGGTTGCCTGCTATTTCCTAACAGGCGAACGGAATTCACAATAAAGTCGCCAGTAAAGGCGGAGTCTTCTCGATATTGAGAGTACGAAGAGGCCTGTATCAACGGAGTGCTTTTTTTAGGCATCAGGATGTGGTCACCAACCTGAATATCACCGCGCATTACGCAAGCCATGCTGATTGTGTTAAATGCCACCCATGTTGGCTGCCCTATCAAATCCTTGAAATCTATTTGTGTAGCGCTGTTGCTTCTGGCTACTGCACTGGAAACAGAAGTCTTATCCGGGTGGTTATCATAATCGTTATCCCATACCCGGATCTCATTACCATTCACTATTGCGATCTCTACTCCAGAGTATCCACCATCGCGAATTCTGGAACGTGAAAAAGCATTAAGGTCCTTGGCCAGGGTGACAATGTCATCACAAAACAGACCCCGGTAATGATTAAGGATTAGCCGGTCGCTTATGTTGATATTAAACGTATACCCTCTGATGTTCATAAAACACTGCGTGAGGGCCACAGAAAGCTTCTGTCCCTCCTTCCAGTCAAAGGTTAAAGGAAGGGGTACTGGCTTGTTATTTGGCGTGTTTTGGACAGGGCCAACCACGATTATGAAGTCAAGTCGTAACTCAATTCCCTGCCAGTTACCAAAGACCTGATTTATCACGCCATCCAATACCAGTTTTGGCGCGGTAACCTTTCCAGCCAATGGCAGCCCATCTTTCATCCCAAGGAATATTTTAATTTTTTTTCCAAAGAAATTCTGCCGAGCTTGCTGCATTTCTTTTGGGCCAATACCCCAGATGGTCAAGTGAGTCTCCCCCTGAGGGGTCGATTCACCGTACCTGAGGATATCAAACTCAATCATCAGGGCGCCTGGGTTGTAAACTCCATTCTTATGGCTACTGTATTTTATTGTTCTTTCCGGAGAGGCACCTTCAGCAGGGATAGTTATCTCGATATCATAATATCTCATGAGCTGTTTACCTCAATCTGTCCATTCTGTTCGCGCCAGTACATGGAGGACGAATTAAACACTCCGGAGATAATATTTATTCCACCGTTGATCATGGAGCCAACTAGCGGGGTATTAAGAATGGTATTCCCAGAGCCATCTGTTATGAGGACATACCACCTCATCCCGGCAATGTTCCATTTGACCTGGCAGTTATAGACGGCGCCATCAAGGATCGGTGTAAATACCATGCTTTGACGATCATTGCCGGTAAACGGATAATTCTGGGTTGTCATGGCCCTACCCCCAACTTACCCAATAACCCGGTAATTGCTTCCGAAACAGAGCTCCCTAGAGGCGTGTTGCCAAGAGCATTGGCTGTATTGGTCCAGGATGGGTCGGTTACCATATCCCCGGCTCCAATCTTGTTTAAAAAATTGTTCACGGCTTGCTCTGCGCCATTATCGGTTATCAGTGGCTGCTCGAAATCCCATATCCATGAACGCTGTGGTAAGGGGTCGTTACCAGAAGTAATGTCCCTCACGACACGCAAAATGCAGTTGCTATAAATAACGGACGGGGTGGCGACGATAAATGTTCCACCTAAGTTAGAATGCGCCTGAAGGACAGACTGCAAAGCACTCATGGTGACGAGCTTTGTCATTGCCCCTGTGTTTTCATTGACCGGAGCCTCCATTACCAACGAAACTCGCAAAGGCTGAGCAAGCAAAGCATTCGCAGCTACTACCTGGTTGGCGAAAGGGTATCTGGCAATTTCATAATCAACCATTGTGGCGCCCTGAACCGGGCGCCAGTGGCAGAAATATTTATCCAAATCGGTTAGGTTTATGGCCCCTCCAAGTAGCCCCGTGACAAAGCTTGCACTTTGCGTCAAAGCGACTATCGGGAGCATGCCTCCAGGAATGGCCTGCGCTATCCCTCCGCAAAGTATTACTGGGGATATTTCAAAACCCAGCTTATACATTTCACGTGTGAATCCCATTACCTCGCCCCCAATTGCGCTGAAGTTACCACGGCATTCCCGCCGGTGTTGTTATAAATAACAACGTCACCGTTCCCGACTCTGCCGCCTTTCCCATCAACGATCTGCTGCAGGAGCTGGTTAGTTTTCGAGGTATTTTTGGCAATCTCAGAACTATCGACGCCTGTAGCATCATTGTTCTTCGGCGCGCCATACATCGCAGCATACTTCTCCCTTATCCTGCCTGGATAAGCCCTGTTTTCTGCACTGCCGCGGCGGCTTCCGCCGTTGTAATAACGCAGCGCCTCGTCGAGGTCACCATTCGCGCTCTGCATCGCCCAGGAGAAAACGCGAGCACCGGCCATAATGTTGTCCCGCGGGTCAAATGGCTTCTCACTAGGCTGAAAGTTATCAGGCATAATTTGCATCAAGCCTAATGCACGCTTACCAGACCTTGTAACAGGCCCTTTCGCATTCTGGTCCCATGAAGATTCCCCCGCGGCGATGGCTTTAAGCCAGCGCGGGTCGACGTTATATTTCTTGGCTGCATCAAGAAAATACTGGTCATACTCGCTTGGCGCCGTACCCGTCCAACTATAGAGATGGCGAGCCAGCCATTTCGAAAATGCTGGAGCATCAGGATCGCTGAGTCCTCCTTTTACGAAGTGATTTCCACCGGCATCAGTCTGGACGTCATTATTCAGGAATGAAGACCCAGACTTGATATCGTCCATCGCCGACGACCCGCCATCGAGCCATCCGAGCACTTTCATAATGACGCGCCCCAGCTTCTCAACACCTGACATAAATGACTCAACGTCGCTTTTGAATGTCGGTGAAGCCAGGTAATTACCGAACCGCTCAATGCCGCCGGCCAGCGCATCAATCCACTTACCGAGTTCAGGTGACTTCAGGACAGTATCGATCGCTCCAGACAGCGCATCGGACAGTTTGCTCAGCTGCGGCGTGAGCGGACCCAGGCCGCGCACAAACGTGTTTCTGATGCTCTGGCTGCTGTAGTCGAGCTGGACGTTAAAATCCTGCCACTGGCGCGCCTGCTGGTCGCTGATCTGCAGCAGGCGTGCATCCTGCTGCGCACGCTTCTCCATGGCGGTGATCTCTTCATCGCTCATGTTTTTGAAGCGGTTCAGGTCATCCAGCGTGAAGAAGTTGGTCAGGCCGTGAGCCTGTGCACCCTGCAGCGTACTGCCGTTCTGCACGAAGATATCGCGCGCATTGCGGATCATCTGCGGTAGCAGTTTGGCCGGGTCCTGGTCGGGGTTGTTAATCCCCATCGCCTGAAACGTCCAGCGCTTCGACAAGTCCATTTGAGAATCACGGATAGCGCCCAGCGTACCTGCAGGATTACCCAGCACTTTCTGGTAGTTTATGGCGGTGGAATCAAGCGCTCCGATGCTCGTTCCGAGTCCGAGAGAGGTAAACCGCTGGGCGCCGGTTGTGGCCGCCAGGCGGTTGATGCCAAACAGGCCACCGACACCGAGAACGCCGGTAAATATCCCGACAATGCCGCCCCAGGACAAAAGGCTGGCGGTCGCTTCCTTGATATGGCCAGCCAGCGATTTCGCGTCTTTCGTCGCGTCGCTGAGGAGTCCCTTCGCGGAACGGGTGCTTTTGTTGAATTCGTCCTGCTTTTTCTTCGAGTCTTCCAGGTTGGTATTGAGCCGATCGATACCGCTGTTGATGGTCAGAATGGCCTCGGCCACGGCGTTAAACTCCGCGCCTAACCCCTTCGCCTCACCTCTGGCCTTTTCGGTCTGCTTGCTGCTTTCGCCAATACCAACGGCAGCCACTCGCCAGGCTTCCGGTAAATCATCCAGCGCGCTCTGGTACTCGCGAAACCTTTCCATAAACGCGACAAACTTGTCGTCATTTACGTCAATATCGACGATTGACTTAGCTACCATTGAAAAAACCTCTTTCTTTGAGCGCGGAGAGAATGTAACGCTGGCGATACTGAGCCGGGCTGGCGTACTCTTCGCCAGTTATCTCCCGGATCACTTTCCAGAATCCCTCATTCGACGCCCAGTCTAAGAGGGTATATATGATGTTTCCGGCAGGACATTCTGGGTCTGGGTATCGGTAACCGGCTTCGACGTCTGCAACGAATCGCGGTACGCCGTAACGCTCGATGAGGTTAGTTGCCCATCGTACATTTTGATCACCGTCCCCACGGTCGGGGCGAGCAGGCTCGCCTTCTGAATAGCAGAGGAAACCATAAAAAAAACCACTTCACCCTCAACCTCACGGTATTCGTCAGGGTCGATAATTCCCTGCTTGAATGCCACCTCAAGTGGTACTGTTTTCCACTGGCCGCCGTCGTTATGAATAACTACTGTCAGCCGCTGAATTTCGTCAACGAGGGTTGGCCCGGCCTGGCGGCCGCTATCGATTTCGGCTTTCAGACTCTGACGTAGCATCATCGCCGCGACACGGGCTGCGCCAAGTCCGCCAACCTGCGAGATGAATTTGGTGAACAAGTTGCCCAGCAAAATGCAGTTCTCTTCCACTACCTCATAGGGAAAAGGCGTCACATGCAGGTAAACGATCGATCCATCGTCCCGGGTGATATTGGTGACCAGATTTAATTTTTTATCGATTTTCATGCATTACACCCACATATTGTCGTTGGTGTTCATATAGCCGCTGATAGTCACCACAAACGCCGGGTCCATCCCACTGAACGCCAGTTCGTTGAAGTTGACAAGGTAGCAGTTGAGCAGCGTGATATTGCCGAACGTCGTTGAATCCGGAGTCACCACGATCTCACCCAGTGACGTGTCGGTTAAAAAGCGCTGCCGATAGCTTTCGCCCAACCCCTGCGTTTTCAGCAGATGCACGGTCAGCGTCACCTGCTGATACGGTGCCTGGCTGCCTACGGTGCCTGTCATCGTAGGGATGATATCGGTCGCCGGGCCGTCCGGACGCAAGCTGATGCCGTCCTTTGCCAGGTACGACGCCGAAACGTTCAGCGCCGGTGTATCCGTGACGGAAAGAGCCCCGCGTACGCGGTTAAGAAAGCCCTGTGGTACTAATGGGTTCGCCATTTTTTACGCCCCTACAAAGTTCGTTACGTTCACGTTAAACGTGATGGATTCGAAGCCGCGGCGCGGCGTCATGACGGCGCTCAGCCCGTTATATTTTCCTTCCTGGTAATCGGAGGGGTTCAGGCTGTTATAGTTGCTGAACGGAACGGCGTTGATGACGGCGTTGCCGGCGTACGTGCCTTTGTCATACTCGGTGTTGAAATCTTCCTGCGTCAGCTGCTTGTCAATGACGCGACCAAGGATCAGCCCGTAGCTGATGCCATTACGCAAGGTTTTCAGCGCGCGGCGCTGCAGGCGGTCAATACCCCTCTGCTCGTAGTACAGCGGATTAACGGTCGTGTTGGAGCCGTTAATAATTTCATTCGCCAGATCGAGTTCAAGGTTGATCGCCGTCCACGCCACCGAATACCAGTAATTGAACGGGTTTCCGTCGAGCATGCGGCCGGTGAACAGCACTTTGTTGCTGAGGCCGCCTTCGGCACCGGTGCCGATGTAGTTGATGTTGTTGTCCTGTAGCGATTTCAGCAGTGCGCTGTTGCCTTCCAGCGGGTACTCAGTCAGACCATACATAAAGCGGTACGACATCGGCGGCACCATGTTGCTCGACCCCGGGTCGTTTGCCAGGGATGACTGGAACGGGCCAGCCATGGAAAACTCGCTCGCCGGAATATCCGGAGCCTCGACGCCAGCAAAAACAGTCTTGTTTTTCGTCGCGGTCCACGCTTCATAGGTGGCGATCGTCGAGGTGACAAAGAAGTAAACAAGACTTCCCGGAGAGGTATAGAGACCTGTCAGGGTTTTAAATTCAGCAACCGAATCCCATTCACGCGGCACCAGATAGGAGAAAAACTTCTGGTAGGTGTTGCCCAAGGAAACATCTTCAGCAATGAAGGCTGTCAGCGCTTCGACAGAGGCTGTCATCGACACATCGCCCAGCTCCAGTACATAAACTGCCCGCGTTTTCCCCTGGGCCCAGAACGAGGTGTTCATCTGGGAAATTTCGTTCTGAACTACCGTTTTTACAGACCCCATCGCCGTTGCGGTGCCGGGATTGGTCGTCAGCGGATAGGTGAAGGTGTTGGTACCTGTCACCGTAGCGGTATAGGCGCCATTATACCCAGCCGGAGTCGCGCCGGAGATGATCACCGGGACCTGTGACCCGTTAGTCCATCCGTGAGCGGCAGCCAGCGTGACCGTTACCACGCCAGTAGCCCAGGCGAGTGTTGAGATAGCCTTCGCCGGTGCGAGAATGTCGGCCAGGTCGGTTTCACTGGTCAGCAGCTGATATTCACCGGCATTCAGCGTCGTGCCGCCCATAGAAATCATCGCCCCGGACTTTAACAACTGCGAGGGCTTCGGCGGATTCGTCACCGACACGTTAATATTAACAATTGCCATTTACTTATTTCTCCGGGTCAATGGACGGAATTGCAGACGTGATCAGCTGGCGCGCTAAATTACGCATCCGTTGCTGGTAGTAATTGATTTTGAATTTGATGGTCTTACGCATGGCGATGATGTTGAGCTCGTTCTGCGTGACGCGCTCATCCTGCACGACGGGAATATTCATGATCCCCATCTCCGGGGCATCGCCGGTCGTGTAGTCCTGCACATACCGCACAAAGTCTTCAATGCTGGCGTTACGCAGGCCGGTGACCGAAAGCGTCACATCCTCCGATACCAGCTGATACTGGTTTTGCTTTTCATCCAGGTAAAACGCACCGGCGATCGGAGACGTGTTACTGCACTTCACCGTCGCATACGGCGGCGACAGGTTTTGTGTTGAGAGCATCGCCGGGAACATCGGCATGTACTGACTGAGAGCCAGCCAGATCGGTAGCGAGCTGGACACCACCACATCAGAGAGATCAATGTCATCTGCTGAGTTGATGATCTGTGACCGCATATGCGGGAAAATAGCCTCTCCCGTGTAGTGATACAGATTCGCCGGCTCATTTAGGCCGGTACGCCGGGAGAACGAAAACTGAATGCCAAAAAACTCGCCGATGTACAGCACCTCTGACCCGATATCGTTGAACGGGTCGATGTCCGCCTGCGCAGTGAACGTCACCACGTTACGATCGTAAAGCTGTTCATCGTCCTGGATGGTTTCCGTCGTCAGGTGGAGATACCCTTTCACATCCACCGTGTCCGGTTCGTTGTTTGGGTCGTCAGACAGAACTGAGGATTTCACCCAGAACACAAATCCATCAAGCGGAAGCACCTTTCTGATGTACTTCGTGAAGGTCACCACCTGAAACCGACTCAGGTCATCAAGCCCCTGCGTCAGGGTAGCGTTAAGCTCTGTTTTGGCGTTCTGTAACTCACTCAGGGAAGGCATTCAGCACCCCGCTTACCCAGGCTCGCATAGCAGCCTGATAGGTTCCTGTATCAATGAACGAAGGGCGCGGCGGCCCCTTTTTTCCTTTAAAGCGCTTCGATATGCCCTCAAGCGCGCGGCGCGTTGGTACGCCAGGGAGACCGTTCATCTCGGTGTTATCGAGGAATCCGACAAAGAGATCGTGCACTTTGGACATTGACTCAGCGAGAGGGTCTTTTGCCGGCGGCGCGCCAGCGAACATGTTTTCAAGCGCTGCGGCGAGGTCTTTGCTCATCAGCTCAGCGATGTCGTTCCCGTAGCGGTCAAAGAACGTCTGCATAATCTGATACCTTGCTTCCAGCTCTTCCGCTACGCTCCCCGTCGTGGTGTCTTCGTCCTCGTAGGGGATATCGATAACGCCAAGATGAAAGGTGATCATGACAAGCCCCACAGGCTTCCGAACTGCTGGGCGATCATCAGGTATCGACGCCCCCATGGGTCCTGGAGCATCTGCAGATCTGCCAGCGACAGGTCTTTGAAGAAATCAGGAACAAGGCGCTGAGCGCTGGTCGAGTTATCCCCGGCGCCCGTGATAACCCCTGCTTTGAAGTCATTCAGGCCATACTGTTTTCGAAATTCCGAAAAAACAGCCTCAGTCCCGTAGTTGACCAGGAATGACGCCCCAAGGTTATAAACCGCAATGCTGTACATGTTCGGCATAACGCACGCGATGTCAGGGTTTACCCATTCAACGGCGCCGCCATAGGCGAGAGAAAAAGACGGCGAGTTGTCGGGAACCTGGTCGGGGGTAATGCCCATATCAGATCGAACGAATTCGATGAATCCCGACAGACTGGTGGTCATTTTTTCTTGCTCCCGGCTTTCGGCGTTGCAATCGTCTCGTTAACAGTGGGGGTGTCGTCGTTATCTTCGCGTCCTTTCGCCTGCTCAACACTGAACTCCATTTCGCCGTCATATCCCGTCCCGCTTTCGCGAAGTGAGTTATCGAGGGCCATGATGGAAGCCTGGCGGAGGTTATGCGCACCCCGTGTCAGGTGGCCATCGTTATCGCGAATTGTTTTTTCAATGACAGTTGCTGGTACCGGCTTGTTAATGCTGTAGCAAAGCCCGACAAATGACTGACTCTGGTCAATTTTGGTCGAATCAACCAGTCCATAAATCTGATGGTGCTGAATCACCGCCTCAACCTCATCAGTTGAACCATCCAGCACCACCATCTGAGAACCATGATCGATAGGGATTTGACGCAGGCGCCCAGTCTCCAGCGTGCGGAACGTAAAGATGTGGCGCTGCTTGGTGGTGTTAGCGATATACAGTTTCATTGTATGCCCTCGTAAAAAAGCCCCTGCTGAGTTTCCCCGGCAGAGGCTTAAGCACTTCAATTTGTGGATTAGGCGCTATACGCCATAGACAGGATGGTGATGGCTTCAGGGCGCACAGCCCAGCCAGCGGTAGAGCGCATTTCTGAAAGCACATCAATTGCACCGCCTGCGATCGGGGTCGGAATCTCACGAGGAGCGGCCATATCGCAGAACATCAGTGCGTTCGCGGCAAGTGACGGGGTCAATTTCGCGAATTCGTTGGTGTTCACAGTGGAATTGACCATCGGAACTTCAACTTCCGGGATGGTAATAACCACCGCATCGGTGCCGCCTGCGCCTTTACCGATCAGCGTATCGTCATACACCCAGTCAACCTGAATGTTTGCCCCACCCAGAACGTTCTTCACTGTTCCGGTAACGGTATCAGTACCACCACCCGGGCGCTGATAAGAAGTCAACTGAACGATCTGCTGAATCTCCATCGAGCCAAGAACGCGCTGCGGTCCGAGGATAACAATGCGCTGCTGGCGACCGAGCTGCATAGTGCGGGTCATAGCGGCCTGCACGTGGCCCAGAAGATAAACTGCCATCTGGCCATGGTCGTAGGTCAGAACGGTAGTGTTACCTTCGGTGTCAGCCGGCAGCGTCTCAGTGGTGGCACCTGCGGTATTCAGCAGACCTTCGCCGCCTGCCGGATTCATACCATACAGCAGTGCAGAGCGTAGTTGCTGGAAGATACCCTGCCGCATGCCCAGACGCTGAGCCTCCGGTAGAGCGAAGTTCCAGTTACCCGCGGCGGCCATATCGTGATGGTCGTAGATGCCGCGGCAGCGGAACAGGTAGGTTGGGGTTGAAATCATCTTCGCATCCAGTGCCACGCTCGGCAGCTGGTTTCCGTTACCAGACTGGCTCGATGTTACCTGAGTGCGGATATCCAGGCGGCGCATATAAACGTACTGGTCGCCTACGCCAAGGCGGACCTGCGGGTTACCGCTGGCGATGGTTTCAAACGCACCGGACGCCTGCTGATAACCAATGATCATCTCCGGCGCAATATACGACGGATTGACGATGGTGTAGCTGGGGGTAATTGCAGCCATTTAATTCAGCTCCCGATTAAAGTAAGACCAGCGCGCAGCTGTCGGTGTTGTTCCAGGTAAGGAAGCCCGTAGCGCTGTCATAGCTGACAGTTTTCGAGTTCCCGCTCTCGATGGAGATGACTTTCACCGGCAGAGTGATGTCTGCCTGAGCCACAGCGCCGATATTGCCCTGCGTGGTTGCTGCGCCTCCGGGTGCGGTTGCCGGAGCGTAGGTGAAGGTTGTTGCGTTCTCCACTGACAGCACTACAACCGTACCGTTGTATGCCGCCGGCACTACACCGCTGATTTTCACGTACTGACCAGCTGTCAGGCCGTGAGCCGAAGCGGTTACAGCTGTTGCCAAACCAGAGGCATAAGTCACAGCAGTTGTCGCGATATCAGAACCTGCAAAACCCGCAGCCGCCGCAGTGGTGATCTGGTTATTGACAAAATCCCAGGCCAGCGGCGTTTTCACTGAAGCTCCAGTGGTACCCAGCGCAACAACCTGCGCAGAGGCTTTCAGCGGAACACGCATGTTGGAGCCAATTCGGTAGTATGAAACGCTCATTCCGGACGCATACAGCGGAACCGGTGATTGCGGAGTGGTAAGGCCGTTGTGGGCCTGATTGAAGACAGTGAAGCCTTCAAGCTCAGCCAGCGACACGGCCCGACGAATGGTGGAGCCGCGCGGGCTGGACTGGTTACCAGGCAGCAGCTCAGCAACCGGCAGCCCACCCCAAAGCGGTTTAGTTTCGGTGGCGGCGACAGTGCCGGACGCCAGGTTAAAGCGGTTTGCCGGATCGTCCAGGGCAACGCCCTGAATGAAGCCATCAGACTGCACACCGAAGGAACCAGCTGCGTTAGTGGTTGCCATCGGGTTAAGAGATAAGTTAGCCATGCTTCAGAGCTCCCGTTAAGCCTGGTTGTTAAAACTGGTGACCTGACGTTTGCCAGACTGGAACGGCGCCCAGGTAGCTGCAGGATCGCCTTCAAAGGTACTGATCTGACGTCCGGTGGCATCGGCGCGTTTAATTTCACGCAACTGACCGGGACCGACTGACAGGCTGGCTGCCTTCTGCGCATCAGCATAGATGTGCTTTTCTGCAGTGCTCAGCAGCTGAGAATCAGCGATAGCAGAGAGATCGACGGATTTGTAATCAGGCGAATGCTCCTGCAGTTGAATCATCAGCCGACGTCGATATGCCATCGGTTTTTCACCTGACAGCGGGATCGGCGCGCGCTTACCAAAGCTGGAAAAGACGCTATCAGCCTTCACTTGCGCTTCGGCAACTTCGTTACGCTCTTCGTCGCTCAGCTCGGTAGGAATGCGGGAGCGAAGCTCTGCAATTTCCTGGAGCAGTTGAGAATCGGCCTTTTCTTTTGGCATTTTCTCAGCCTCTTCGGCATCTGCCTTTTCTTTGGCTTCAGCATCAGCTTTTTCCTTCGCGGCTTTCTCTTCCGCGTCGGCTTTAGCTTTCGCCTCTTCCGCTTCTTTGTCTTCTGCGTCCGCCTTTTCTTTCTTGGCGGCCTCTTCGGCATCAGCCTTAGCTTTCAGATCTGCTGCTTCTGAATCAGCCTTAGCCATACGCGCATCGAGCGTCTGGTTAATCAGCGCTACGAGTTCTTCCTTCTCCATATTTTCAGCCTCTTTGGGAATGGAATCAGATTTAACACCGGTAGGGTTAAGGAGCTTGTCCCATACGCCCTGTTCACAAATTGCAACGTGGTCGAGCAGCTCGGGGGATGGCTCCACCAATAGAGGCTGACCGTCGACAATGATTGATTTAGCAACCTCTGAGAACTTCACAGTTGGCGAGGTGCTTAATTGCCTTGTTGCCATAATTTCAGCAGCTTCGGCGTCGTACACGCGCGCAACGGCCCACACCTCGCCCTTATCGGCCACCCAGGCTTTTGTCAGGGTGCCAATAACGCGTTTTGAGAACTCATTGCTATCAAGCGTTCTTTTCTCCGGGTGAAGCCAGATGAGCGGAACGCCGGCTACCCGCTGGAGAAATTCGGGGGTGAGGTAGTCGTCCGGGTTACGAAACGTCATCTCCTGATCTGCAGATCGCCAGGTAACCCCTGTTCCGGTCACCCGGATGGCGAACATCCACATGTTGTAAAAATATTGCGGGCTGCTGAGCGTTCCGTCAGCGATGAGCGCGGCCACTTCGGTTTCGTTGAGCGCCTGCTGTGCCAACATCTCAGCGAATGGCTGATGAAGAGGCTTAGGCAGATCGTCAATGTGAAACCAACCGGCAGCCAGCGATTCATCGTTCAGCGTCGCTTCAAACTGTTCCGGAACGTCGGCCCGGTAGGTCATGTAATCGCCATATACGCTGTGCGGCGTCAGCGGGCCATCGTACTGATAACCTGTTTCCTCCAGCACCTCGCGCCGTGCGGCGTCTATGGCTAACTCTCCCGGCTCTATCGTCCCGCCCGGCTGGCACCATGTGCCATCATCCGAGCGCTGGATCAGGAAGACGAACTTCCCCTGACGGAACATTATCCCGCTGCCAAAAATAGCCACGTTTTAATGCTCCTATGCTGCTTTCATGGACTCCAGGAACTTGCGGCCCTTTTGGGTCAGCATGTTCTCGGGAATGCTGCGGAGGTTGTATAAATAGGTGACGTAGCACCGACAGAAAACCTCTTCGCCAGGCTGCGTTATTTCGTCGAGGTAGCCGGATGGCCCGGATTTGACATAACCATTTTTCTGCGCCCAGTTGCCCCGGATGAGATAGACCAGCTTGTCACGTTCCTTGTGGTCTTCCCGGTAGTCATACCCTGGTTGACGCCAGTGGCTATGCCACTCGGCAGCAATCGCGTTATTGCTCGTCGCGATGATGTTGTCGATGTTGGCTATCAGCTTATGGTTCTGGTCTATCATTACCCGGCGCGCTTCATAGTCCACCTTTTCGGCGGCCTTCTGAATGTGCGTCGCCGTCTCCCGCATCGTTCCCTGAATGCCAGTCAGCGCGATACTGTCGGCTGATGGAATGCTGCTTGCCCAGCCGCTAAACCTCGAAAGCGTAGTGTCGATGGCCTTTTTGCGGTTGAGCTGGATAAGGTCGGCGCTGGCGAGGATTCTCCTGTCGAGTTCAGTCCGGAGCTTTGGCTCAAGATAATTGAGCGTAAACCTGGAAATACCCTGATGGCGTTTCAGCACCCCAGCACGCCCCACCTGCAGGTCGTAGGCCTTCGTCAGGTTGCGGGAGACCATCGCCATATAGTCATCTGCGGTTTCGCTTTCTGCTGCCTGTCGGATGATGGACTGCCATCGCTCCAGCTCCTGCTGAGACGTGTAGCCATTACGCAGAAAGAACTTCACCGCCTCGCGTACGGTTCGCGTGAAAGCCTTCATAGCATCATCCCTCCTCCCGGCTCTTCAGCTTTCGGCGGCTCCGGCGGTGGGTTGTCTTCCAGCGTTTCATAATCGAGGTTAAGCCGTTGAGGGAACAGATTTTCGTTGGCGTTGGCGTTTTCACACGCCCACTCGATCACTGTTGCACGGTTCTCCGGGTCTGCCGTGAACTGCGGCAGCAACACTTCCAGCATGCTAACGATCGCCTTAAAGCGCGTTTCGTCAACCTTCACCTTCTCGCTTTCCGGCTCTTTCAGCGACGATGGCCAGCGATATTCGAAGTTGTTTATCCAGCTCGCGAAATACACGCTGTAAGTGTTTTTCAACTCCGGTAAGTCGGAGCGGAGAGACTGGAAGAATTCAATGCTCCACGCACGGTATTGACAGACGCGAATGAAGAACGCATACAACTGCTCCAACCATTCTCGGATGTTGTCGATGTAAACCGCTACGGCGCGGGCGTCTTCAGTACCTTCCCCGAATCCCTGAGCGAACGTCTCAGAGTTGAGAATGATCGCCGGCATGTCAGCGGCGGCGGCCACGTTCTCCAGGATGTGTTTGCGTGCAGAGTCGAGCGGCTTTTCGAGATTGCTCAGGTCGATTGACTCGATATTGTCGAGCTCGCCAATCTGGAGGACCTCTCCCGTCTTCCCACGCTTCAGCATCATGCGCTTGATACCGCTGAGCTTCTGCATCATGTTGTTGACGACGGAGCTTGGCCCCTTGATTTTCGTCACCAGCAGACCACCTTTCACCGCAACCATATCGTCAGTGCGCATGGTCTGGATGAATGATTTCAGCGGATAGAGAGCGCGCTGGTACACGCTGCGCCCGGTAAAGCCGAACGCCGCGGGGTTATACGCGAGATAAATCGGGTCCTCGTTCTGCACGACGACACAACGCGATTTGTGATACGGCTTGCCCGCCACCCGGATTCCTTCAACTTTCTGGAAATCCTGAGCGTTCGGGTCCTGATTCAGGACGATGCTGCCTGCGGTGTTCAACGGATCAAGAATGTTAAAGCTCACGTTGTGCTTATACAGAGTTCGATAGTCCAGTGACTCGTTCGGCTCCTGGTTATCGACAAGCATTGCGACAGCAGAGACACCGTAAATTCTTGCAATACGCGCGGCGTTAGCAATGTGCTGGTTAGCGCCCATTGCTTTCCATTCGCGCTCGAACGCATCACGTAGGCGCTGCTCAAGCCCATATGACTGAGCAACATGTACAGTGCGCGGCTCATTCATCGCCATTTTGATTGGCCGATCTACCATCTTTCCTCCCAGCGGGTGGAACAGGTAAACCGTTTTGCAGGTCTGATATCCGGCTGTTGAACCCGGCTGAATGTCGTCACTGTCCAGCAATGCCATCAACTCTGAGTGGGAGCAGCTGCCGAGTTCGAAATCGTCTTCGTTCATTGGTTCTCTCGTCAGATTGCGTCGCCGCTACCGAAAGCGATGATCAGCCCGTAGGTGTAATCATCGAGCAAATCGTCGGCGCGCTTGTGTGCGTTCTTATCGGCAAGGTGGAATCGTGAAACCTGCTTATGCAGATGGTTGGCTGTTTCGCCCTTGAAAACGGCTGTCTTCTCGTAAGCGTATCGGGATATTTTCGCCAGGCCGCGGTAGTGATAACCGGAGGCCATAATTGCGCGCTCATCCTTCCCTTTGCTGGTCAGGGCGGATTCAATTTTGTTGACCGGCCATCCCAGGCTTTCACCTTTCTGCAGTAGGATGCTGCCCATGCTGGCGTCTTCAATGAAAACGCCGAGGCTGCCGTTTACAGCAACACACTGTCCGGATAGCTCATTGAGGCGATCGAATACCGATGGCATCCACATTTCCAGCAGCGCGCCATCAATTTGCACCACGTCCCAGTCGAGAATAGTAAGGCGCTGGCGCCCGGGCTGGGTGTCGACGGCGTAGTAAACCACCGCCGTACCGTCGTGCTCAGTGCCGCCCTTAACGGCAGTATCCATGACAGCAAATACGGCCTGACACATTTCAGGGTAATCGACAGGCTGATCCTGGTTTTCACCCTCGAACCATTTGCGGACGTCGAACAGCGACGCAGCGGACCAGTCGACGAACTCGGCCAGGAACTCCTGCCGGAAAACGCGAGGATCGTTGTTCTCCCTCTCCTTCTCCAGCTCTTCAGGTGGAACGAACGGGTTGGAAGATGTTGGCGCATGGTGCTCGATAAAGCCCAGGCTTTTGTTGTTGCAGATGGCGTAAAAGAAGTTTTCCTCGTCCACGCCGTCCGGTGTTGAAAATACGTAGGCCCGGCCTTTTGTCGTCAGCAACGTTGGCTTAATCGACTTAGGCCAGATCTCCTTCAGCATTTCAGGCGACTTGGTAAACGCCGCCTCGTCTATCAGGATGATTTCGTACTCACGCCCACGACCGGCCAGTTTGTTGTCATTGGTGACCCAGAAGTCTATTTTTCCGCCGTTCTTCAGCAGCAGGCGCTTTTCCTGCCGGCTGAAGCTCTTTTTTAGCAGAAGCAGGATTTCTTCCAGCTTGTCGTAGATCTCCTGGTACTGGCGATACTCGGCAGTGAAGATGCCTACCCGGCCGCCAAGCTCGATATCCATTCCCGGGCGCCGGAACTGTGACGTCGCGTAGGTCACCGCGGCGCTCGATAGCATGAAAGTTTTACCCCAGCGTCGACCGCAGCGAACTGCATTCAACTGGTGATCCCAGGAGTCAGACCAGACCGTTAACTGCCCGTCGTGTAGCGTGGGGAGGTAAATGTCGGCCATGATTTATCTTCCCGGGATAGGCAGAGAGTTATGCACGACGATCGCGTTATCCTTGTCACCGTCTTTCAGCACATCAATTTCGAGCTCAACCTTTTCAGTCGCAGCTTCGCGGTAAGCGGCATCAACGCGCTGCTTGATAATCGCCGCCTTGGTGTACTCCAGCGACTCAATGCGAGCAGTGTTGCGATGCATGGCCTTCTGCGCCTGAGAGATGAGGTCATGCAGATCTTTGGCCTCCTCGCCATCAACCTCCTCAAGCTCAGCCTGCCAGCGCCCGATATTCTCCGCAGCTGTCAGACTCGCCGCGCGCAGCCAGAAAAGCTCATCGTCGAGCGTGAGCATCTGGGCATCTTCGGTGATGGCGTCAGAGAGCAGCATCCGGCGACCGTAGCCACCATGCTTTAATGCGTTCTGGTTGCCAGGCTGGAAAGCGTTAGTCGGCGGTGCGGTGCGCGATCCGCGTATCGGTTTCGCTTCTGGAGATTTTGAGCGGGTGCCTGTGTCGGGCTGGTTTTTTTTCACCTTCCCGTTTTTACTGACGCCGCCTTTCTCCTTCTGCGAATTCGCAGATTTATTCGCACTTTTTTTTTGCGAATTCGCACCGTAACTCGTTGCTTTGATGTAGCGTTTCGCAGATGAGTAATTCAGTCCCTGCGCTGCGCACCAGTCTTTCGGGGATATTCCTGTTTTGGCATGCTCGGCGAGGAACTGGTGTTGCAGTGCTCCCCAGTCCGGTTTTGCCATAGTCCTTACCTCGTTGTGACATTATCGAGCCACCTCTGGAAGTGGCTCTGTAATGCCTTCTCAGTCTTTCAGGAACTCTTCCGTGTGGATGCCGATTTCACCAGTAAGCAGCTGAGCACTGGTTGCGTCGATGTTCACTGATGTATGAGGGTTGGTGTTTTCGTTAAGCCATTTGATTACCGGCTTCACGACGCCTTCGAAGGAGGATGTTTTTGACTGCATTGCCTGAGCCTGTACCCCCGGAATTTTCCCTGCGGAAATGGCATCGAATAGGCTCAGGATTTGATCCCAGTCCCTTCCGCCGTTCGGGAAATATTCCTGCATTATTCCTGCAGCGAGATTCCGGTTTTCGTCATAAACGTTGCATTCGCCAAGGCATGGGCCTTTATCGGCAAAGCAGTTTACGCAGGAGTGATCGTGGATTTTCTCGGAGGTGCCATCCTTTTCGTCGCCATCATCTTCACACACTGGAAAGCAACGCACTATGTCAATGAGGTGGTCCCTGATAATCTGGGTCTCCAGCGAGTCAGGAGCTGTAAATAGCTCAATACTTAACCCGGTGCCGAGCTTAATGTTTGGCTTTTCTTTTGAGTAACCACCAAACACCAAGGTTTCAATGGGCTTACGGTCATTAATAATGGAGGAAGGTTGGCTAATACGAAAAAGAAGCACCTGCCAATATTTGATAACTTTCATGCTGTTTTCCTTTAGGTGTGAGCCTGTCGTACAGGAACGCCGCCGAGAGAGGTCGCCACCTTTAACGGCGCTCCTCAGGCTCACGACTGAAAGACTCTCGATGTTTTGCGTGTACGATACGCATTAAAAATCCCCGCTATTGCGAGGCTCGTTTCTTCTCTGCTTGCCTGATGTCAGCCTTATCACGGTTGCACTGCCCCAGCGCTGATAGCAGACTGACGTTTAAATCAAGGCTCTGGCCCCACGTCAGGTTGTCAGGGATTTCTGGCTGAGGAGTTTCAGCTGTCAGGCTGGCCGGTAACGGGACCGCCGGCACCTTGACGTAAACCGTTCGCGAATTGTTGCAACCGCTTAACTGCGCCAGCAGGCACAGGCCGATTAGTGCAATCATCATTCGCAACAGCAACCCTGATATCAGCCGAGGCTCCCGATGCGTCCAGTGCGATCTGCTCTTTTGCATGCTGATTGGCCTCGGAGATGGTGTTGAAGATGGTCATGGTTGTCAGAACATTGGAGGTGATGGCCTGAGCGGTATTTACCTGCTGCTCAGCGTTTTCTGCTCTGGCTTCCTGCTTACTGGCAGCGTTGTGGTAATGCATTGCCAGCCATCCAAGGCAAACCACCAGGCAGATCACAGCGGCACTGATAATGGCGGCTAAACGGCTCATTTCTGCCCCCAAAGACAAACTTCGCGCTCAATCTCGCGGCGAGTTACCAGACCCTTCCACTGCTTACCCTTGGCGTAGGTCCAGCGGCGCAGCTGATCACATGCACCTTTCTGGTCGCCCTGGTTGATTTTGCGCAGCAGCGTGGAGGTCTGGAAATTGCCAGCGCCGACGTTATAGGCGAACGAGTAAAGAGCCCCGCGCATTGTTACCGGGATTGGCTTCTGGATGTACGGATCAATCTGGCGAGCAACGGTGTTCAGGTCTTTGCTGAGCAGCGCACGGCATTCAGCCTCGGTGTACTTCTTGCCAAGCATGATATCTTTGCCAGTATGGCCATAGCAGACAGTCCAGACGCCTACCACATCCTGATAAGGGTTGTATCGCACACCTTCAAGACCATCATTCCCGGTTGGGCCGGTGATGAGCGCAGAAGCAATGGCTATGGCGCCACCGCCGACGGCAGCGATAACGCTATTCCTCAGTTTTGGTGTCATAGCCATTGAGCCGATCCTCGCGTTCTTTCCGCCGGTAGTACCAGTTCACCCCACAGGTGGTAATGGTGCAGGCGATACCGACAATAATTGCCCAGTCACTCAGGGTCATCCCCGCTATTTTGTCGGCCAAAATCCATACCTCTGCCTTAACTGCCCCGGCATACGCCTTTGCTGAGACACCGCAGCCCGTCAGTGCGGTCCCGGTGCCGTATGAAAGTCTGCTGTAAATGGTGCTCATTTTTGTCATAACCTCACCTCCGTTGATGACGGATGGCGCTGTGCGTAAAGGGGAAAAGAGGCCCAGACCCTGCGGGCTGATTTATCAACAAAGCACGTCAGGGATGATTCCCGAGGATCTGGGCATGCTCAATAAAAAACCCGCTCAAGGCGGGAAGAAATACCAAGGGTAAAAGCGACGGCGCGGTAGCCGTAATGGTCCCAAGGTAGAGGGATTTAGAAGGCTGCAGCATAACTATCACTGGTGATGCAGGATAGCCAGTTAGGGCTGCAGCTCGGTTTCGTGAGTGGTGGCCGGCGCTGATCTCCGGCTTTCTCTGGCATTACACGTACCCAAGACTATTCTCCAGAGATAGCGCTGTCCTCATCAAGGGGTGCCGTCTCTAACGTATCAGCCTACGTATTCACCACAACGGAAAGAGCACTGACTTCGAGCAGACCTTGGGCCCAGGAACGACGATCAATCTCAATGCTCTTACCTGTTATGGTCTCCGTTTCGTGGAGCGACGATCAGGTGATCAGCCTGGTACCCGTAGAGCCTTATTTTAGGCCCTTCAGCCTTTGCTCAGTTCTGGCGGCCTGCGACGCTGTTGCAGCAGCGCCCCTGATGGATTGGATTATGAGCCCGTCATCAGGTCAGGCCATTATCTGGTGCTGCTGAGCCAAATCAGCAATCTGGTTCAGAGCTCTCGCGTATGAGATTCAACGTGTAGTGCGGCACGCATTCACTCAAGAGCCCTGACCGGATTGCAGACATAAAAAAGCCCCGCACGATGGCGAGGCTTGGCGTTCTGATAGGTCAAACGCAAATACGGCAACCTACACTAAATATATTGCTCATTTGTTCATTAAAATGCAAGCACGATATGACTATTTTTTGCAATTTTCCTCACATTTTCTCGATCGTTGAATGCATTTTGTAATGGCTGATAAAGGCAAAACAACGAAGCATTGATAACCTGTTTAACTTCCCGGCGGATGGTTGAAATGCTCGGGTGCTTATACTGGTTTCCGGCGCGGGTCTTCATCAGGCGAGGCTTGCTCACTGCATGCTGCCATGAGGCGATCCTTATCTCACTTGAGTTGCAGACGTAATAGGCAAAAATTACCTTCCATGCATTCTCATCTACATTTTTCAGGTAATGCCGGATTACAGCGTCAATCAGCATCCCATCATCATCGCTGCATACAGGCCTTGAGGATACTTGCGGTTCAACTGTGGCCATGAACTTGGCAATCATATTTATCATCGCCTTGTCTATCTTTCCTGTCTGACACCATGCGCCCCAAAGCTGGAGCCACTGATCTATCCACTGGTGCTGTTCATTGGTTAATTCCAGTTTCATGCTTTCTCTCCCAGGGTCTGATAGATGCGAACGAAATTCTTCAATATGCGGTAGTCAACCAGCACGGTGCCGCTGCTGCGTAAAAGACGGAGCTTTATCCAGCGGTCGCGGATGCGTTCGATAACGTCACGGCTCATGCTGCCTCCCGTTGTTTAACTAGCGCGCGGCGTAGCGCGCTGTAGTGGCGCCTGATGCCTTCCAGTTCTTCGATGGTGTATCGGTGAGGGGTATTGTTGTTTTCGAGCGCCTCGACGCGCTCAGCGCCGATTTTCTCTATGAGCGCTGCCCTGTATGGGATTGCATTGCTTGAAAGCTCGTCATTACAGCGATGACATTGTTTATGTATATTGTCCTCGTTGTATCTGAGGTGTGATGCCGCCCCTCGGGATCTGAAATGGCCGGCTTCCCATTGAACTGTTTCGAACGTGCCGCAGCTGATGCACGGCAGGTCGTGGTCACGCTCGCGGATATAGTCGTTAACGACACGCTGGGTCATATCTTCCCAGTGCCGGAGAGGCTTCACCGCTGCTTTGCGCTTGCGCCAGGCTGCGCGCTCTTTCTTCGCTTTTGCCTGTGCCTGCTTCTCGCGCTTCTTCTCCAGTTCCTGCATGGCGAATTCAGCGCCATGCTCAGGGCAACACCAGCGTTGATTCTCAAATGCCGCGGAAAACTTCGCCCGGCAGATTTTGCACCTGCGCTGAGTACGATTAAGCATGTGGCCTCCGCGCTCTCAGACAGAGCCACTTCTTATCGACCAGACGGGATGTGTAATCCTTCAGGGTTGGGATGTCAGACGGCTTTACTTCGACTTTGCGCCGGCGGCGCGCAGGAACGCGGAAGATGCCGCGCTCGATGACCTTAGCGAGTTGGCTGCTCATCAGGACTCCTGCTTCTGCTGGAGTTGCTGATATTCACAACCGTGAGGGATGGTCAGCGCCAGGCCAAACTGAGCGCACCACGCTTCGACCTTGCACAGGAAGATGTGCATCTCTCCGGTATCCAGATCGGATGTATGTCGGGGCTCCCATGTGGTGGTCTTTTCACCAGTGATAAAATCGGTGTAAGTGACTTCGACAGAGCCCAGATAGGTCTTCTTGAGGTTGCGCTTTACCCAATCAGGGGTTGCGTCTGTGCGACCGGATTTAACCAAGTATTCGCTGATTTCACTCAGCCACATATGCAGAAGTGAGTTCTGCGAAAGGCTACGCTTCTCACGCCACGGTTTGAGTATCAGCCGGTAGGTATCGCCATTGGCGAGGTATGGCTGCAGGTGCTGACCTATAGCGGCGAAATTGCCGTTATGCAGCTTTATGCCTTCTTGAGGGAAGTTCACGCTTCACCTCCGAAGAGGTCAAACGATGAATGCAGAAAATCGCCGGTGGCTTTCGCCATCGGTGACAGGGTTTGCTTTAAGGTTTTGTGCGCCATGTGTCCCCACTTGGCGCCGGGGTAAAGTCGTCAGTTGCCCAGACTGACCAGGTAATTATCGCCCTTCCCGGGGATAAAAGCAAAATGAGCATATACGATAAAACCCCTCAGGAGAGGGGTTTGATTTCAACTGGAGGCTTTGCGTTCTGCGGGGGATTTAGGCATCAGTCGTCATCCTCGTCCCAATCGTCATCTTCCTCATCCTCGTCGTCATCGCAGGAATCGAGCAGCGGATTCATGCGCCGCCCTACCTGGCAGGCGTACCCGCTGCGCCCGAGGTTGTGCAGCACGCCGTAGATTTCGAACATTTCGGTTCGCTCATCACCAATATCAAGCTCACAGGCCAGCGTGTGGCATTCAGTAGCGAGCGCCGATATCTTCTGAAGCAATTCGACCTTATTCACCTTTCACCTCCTGCGGGGCGGCTGGCAGCCGCATCCAGTGAGTGACAATCCCGCCATCTTCGCCTTCAACCCACCACCGCTCTCCATTCCATGAACAGTTCCATTGATAGTGTGATTTTCCCAAGTCGGTTTGCTCTTCAACATAGCACCAGTAACGACCACCCTCTTCAGGTAGCTTCTCGCTTACCGGAATCCATTTACCCGGCACGGTAACGACGCTCTGCACCGAGTTCAAAGCGGGGGTATCATGCGGGGCGGCTGCGAGCATGGCGGCGCGGCAGGAGGAAATAACTTTCAGCAAGCGGTCATTGTTGGATATTGCGGCTTGACGATGCGCCTCTGTAGTTAGCTCGCCTTCAACTAAACCACGAGCAACAAGCTCAGCATCCTGAATTGCTAATTTATTCAGGTTATCCCAGCCACAAGGGAATGGGCATTGCACTACCAGAGCTGGCTGCGCGTGGCGATATAGCGGCTCTATAACTCGCGGCCAAATTCGATTACTTCCCGGTGTTGGCTTGGTGTCTTGCAAGCGCCAGGTTGTTGTGCCTCCATAATTCCAGCGATACGCCACCGGCTCGCTGTCCATTGCGGCCAGCCTGAATGCAGCCAGCTCCCTGACGATTAGATTACCGAAATCAATTCCCACAACAGCATCGCCGCTACTGATTCTCTGAAGCAGTTCTCTGTTGTCGATGCTAAATTTGCTGGTCATTGGTCTTAATCCTTCTGCTGGACAACTGGCACGGACAAATCAACGCACCATGAAGTTACGCCAAACTGTTCATCATTCTCGGCTTTGCCATAAACGTAATATTTGGCACCCGGACGGCCCATTACCGGATCGAAAACTTCAATGCCCCGGTCTGCCGTTAGCGACATGAGGATTTGATGTAGCCCGCCCTGAATGTTCAGTGATGGCACGGTAAGGAAGTAGATAAACCCGTACAGCAATTCGGCTTTGCGCTGGCTACCGTAGAAATACGGGATTTTGTAGTAGTCCATGGCGTCATCGAGCCAATCGGTTCTATCGTGAAAAGACTGGTGCCAGCGCTGAACCACTTTATCTACCGGCTGACCTGCCACCATCGCTACGCAAGCAGACATGCAGGTATTGAAAGTTGGTTGTTGTTGGTGTTGAAGCATCACTCAGCCTCCTCAATAACAGGCATAAACGACAGGTCAGCAAAGAACTCACCGAACCCAAAGCAGACGGAATAAGCCAGGCGACCGTGAGGCTTGTAGCCAGGATTGGTGATATCTGTTGTTGAATATGTCGCGGTGATTTCTTCAACAACTGCCTCAGGTGAGGATGGTTTATCGATCCATGGAATACAAATCAGATCGAAGTCTCTCGCCATCGTTCCGTGAATAGCCATTGCGTAACCGTGTTTGCGGGCTATCTCCGCCAGTGCCGGGTAGAGTGCGCAGTACACAGGCGCAAAATTTGCAGGTTTCATCTACTCAGCCTCCCACTTGATGCCCTGCTGGGTGAGTGCTGCCGTCAATTCCTGCGCGGAGTAAACGGCTACCGGGAAAAGGAATTCGGTGGCGCTGTGCTCCTTCGGCAGCTTCACGGTGACGGAGCGGGACTCCAGCTCGGCGATGCGCTGCTGCGCCTTCTCCAGCGCCTCTACCAGCGCGAGGACGTTGGCAGGACTAAACAACGCAATCGCTCTTGCTGTTTTTGTGTCAGCCATGTCGGCAGCAACAGGCTGGAAAGACACACAGCCATGTCCCTTTTCAAGGCTACCTTTGACGATTACCTCAATACCGCTAAAACCCTTGCGTGTCTGCCATTGGTCTGCGTCAAGTTTCTCAGCAGCAGTCTTCATACGCTGCGCCAGTTCGGTGATATCAGTCATGCTGCGCCTCCAAAGATCCATTGATTGCCAGCGTGAGCCTGAAACTTGCACGACGTATCTGGCAGCCGTAATTCCTCTACCACCTCACCTGTTTCGACGTAGTAATAATCGCTATCTGTAACGTTGTTGATGAATAGCGCCTCTTGCTCACGCTCTGACATTCCGCCAATGATTTTCATCACCTTCTTGGTTACCGGGCGGTAATCTGGATCTACGCCAGCCAGTTTTGCCGCAGCATAGTTATGATGCCCGTCCATCAGGATGGTGTACTGAACACCGCGCAGAACAACGGGATGTACATTGACGATGAAGCGTTTAAACCGGGTTGCTCTCTTGTTAACAATGCTCATATTGAGATAGCGCTGACTGCTAATAAGCTGGCCTTTGATGATGCTCATTTGTCGGCCCCCTCGCGCAGCTGCTTGGCGAAGTCACGAGCCTGTTCTTCCATCAACGTGTAAAGCTCCTCGTCTTCTGGCTCGACAAATCCAATGCTGTCATCGCAATGTTTTGCGAACTCCTCCACCCCATCAGCCTTAATCCCGGCAAGGTAGGCGTCGGTGGCAGGGGTTTCTGGCTCATAGCCATCAGCACTGACGTAGCGAGTAACCTCCCCCTCATAGAAAGTTTCAGGCTCGAGGTGCCCCACAAAGCACTCCGTCTGGATGAATTTTTTCAGCCCCACATTCTCCGCAGCCAGCTGAGCATTTTGGTCTGCCAGCACATTCCCGGTTTTTATGGCGGCGTCCAGTGAGGCACTGCAAATGCGAAACTCTTTAGCCAGCTCCAGATACTTCCGCTCTTTGATTGACAGCTCGCCTGCGCTCTCCAGCGACTGAATGAGCTCGTTTACTGTTTCAATGTTCATTTTCTCACCCCTGCCAGGCACTGGTTAAACAGGTTTGTCATTGGGTTAACGCCGCCAGGACGCTGGCGATACTCAAAAGACGGATCGCGTTCTGTGACAGCTGTTGTGTCAATCAGGGTGTAGCGGTAGTGCCTACACTCCCCCTCACGCTTAACCTGGCCGTCTTTGTTCATCTGCCACAGGGCTGAATTAACCACTGACGGATCGAGCTCAGTAGCGTGGCGTATCTCATTGAACGAGCACCCAGGGTGCTGGCCGATGTAATTGATTACGGCCTGTTTGCCGGTATTCTTTTTCATCAGAACCCACCTTTTCTTGCTGGCTTATCTTCTTTGTCGCGCCGGCGCTGGCTGGCAGCTTCCTGGTCGCAGTCGTAAATCGCCCCGTGACGTTGCTCGCAATAGACAACACCTGTCTCACCATGCCGGTTAAGGCGCAGCAGCAGCTCTGTGTCGCTCTGGTTTGCGTTCTCGTCGTAGGCACCTTCCCGGTAGATGGCCAGCCAGTAGTCGCAGTCCTGCTCTATCTGACCGGTGTCACGGGAATCGCTCGGGATTGGCCGCTTGTTCTGTCGCTTCTCCAGATCGCGGTTAAGCTGAGTCAGGAGAACGACGACACAATCCAGCTCCTTAGCCAGAATCTTCAGGCCTTTGGTGATCAGCCCATAGGCCAGGTCGTTTCGCTCTGCCTTATCGGCAGTCATCAGCGTCAGGTAATCGACGAGGATCATCCCGACCTTTCCGCGCTCGCGTTTGATGCGCCGCGACTCGGCCATGACGTGCGCCAGTGAAATACCGGGAGTGTCGTCAATCAGGAGGTTGTTGGTTTCAATCAGCGCACCCATGACACCGGTAGCTTTTTGCAGATCGCTGTTCCAGTCACCCCGATAGCCGTAGTCGTCCTTCGTCATGTCCGGGTAAAACAGGTTCGGCGAGATCCGCCCCTTCTGGGCTGTGATTTTCTCCACCATCTGGCCTTCCGGCATTTCCAGGGAGAACATAAGCGCTGGTTCGTTCTCAACCGTTGCGCAGTTGACACCCATCTGGGTATAAAGCGTGGTTTTCCCCATCTTCGGGCGGGCACCAATAACAAACAGGCTGCCGCGAACAATGCGCTTAACACCGAGTAACTCATCCAGAGAGCGGATCCCGGTCGATAGCCCGCGGGAACGTCCATCCGGCTTCATCCTGTCGTCAAATTCCGCCGACCAGTCATTCACCGCGTCATAGAACGTGCGCAAACCGGTTTTACGTCCAGTTTTGACGTGCTCGTTCATCTCGGTAAACAGCCCCTGAATAGCGTCAAATTTCTGCTTTGCCGTCATGCCGTTTCGGGCATAAAGCAACTCGATCGCCTTCGTGGTTTTATCGATGCCATAGCGTTCCATTGCGGTCTCGCGGACGCGCATTGCATAGGCCACGATGTTTGCCGCGCTTGGCGTGTTTTTGGACAGTTCAGCCAGGTACGCAAAGCCCCCTACCGATTCAGTCAGTGACTTGCTTTCCAGTGCGTCAAACAGGGTCAGGAGATCCACCGGCTTCTGTTCCCGGTACATCTGCCGCATTTCTGAGAAAATGACCTGGTGCGGGCGCGAGTAGAATGATTCCGGCTTGAGTATCGAAAGAACTTTCTGGGTCCGTTCGCTGCTGTCATCATCCAGGAGAAGGCCACCAAGAACGCTTTGCTCTGCTTCGATGCTGCTCGGGGGAGTCAGGAATTCATTGCTCACAGTGAACCCTCCCGCGTTTTAATCAGCGTTTCCGATCTCAGCAGATAATCAAAGTTGGCTCGCCAGCCTGTGTCGTTATCACCGAAATAAAACGGCTTTGCAGAACGGGCAAACGCTGAAAAATAGTTCTCAACAGCTTCTACCGTTGGTTCTTTCAGTTCTGACATCAGGCGCTTGATGCCGCGGCGGCGTTTATCGTTCAGTGATTCCGCCTGCGGCAAACGGTCTCCCAGGGATGAGTTGTATGCGGACATCACAGCCTGATAGTCAACAGTCGTTTTTTTCTGTGAGACAGGCTTTTCTTCCTGCCCGCCACATTCCCCCTTGGGGGATTTAGGGGGTTCTTTTCTTTCTTTCTTTTGAATAGTTTCTTTTGTGTTTAGCTGAGTTGGCTTATGGGTATTAGCTGAGTTGGCTAATATTTCATTAGCTGTTTTGGCTAATGTTTTGCCATGTTGGCTAATGCTGAAATTCCAGTCAGAAACGACCTTATTCACCCCGATCGCCAGACCGCTGGTTATGATGATATTCATCGCAATCATCTCGTTCTTGGCCTTGCAAACATGCGTGTGATGAATTCCGGTCATTGCAGAAATCTGGGTATTGGTAATGCGGTCAACCTTTTTCCCGAAGCCGTAAGTTTTGCGGATCACCGCCAGAACGACCTTCAGCTGGCGAGCCGTTAAATCAGCAGCCATAAACGCTTCCAGCAGCTCGTTAGCGATGCGGGTATAACCATCATCGATATCTGCCACCTGACGCTCCACGACCGATACAGACGGTCTGAAAGGTATTACTTTTGCGAGATTACTCACGGCCTTCCTCCTTCCGTTTCAGCTCTTCAAGAATGGCGCGCATCTTTTCTGCCACCACCGGATTCACCGAACGGACAAAGCGGTCACGAGTAACGTTTTTGTGTGTTTGTGCCTGGTAAAATCTGCTGCTTTTAGGCATAATTACTCCTGTGAATTGATCCAGTTAATTCGCGTAGAAAGCCGTTAGTGTTCCCGCACTGCGGCTTTCGCCTTTTTCAGAACAGCCCCTGCTGCTTAACAGGCTTTGCCCTTTTCTTTTCGAACTTGTCAGACGGTAACGTCTGCTTTTCTGCCCACAGTTTTGCGTGGCGTAACACATCATCAAAAATCCTCCCCTTACGACTGGCCTGGGACATGCGCTTGTACATATCTACCGCCTGGTATGCCCCCCCCCCTGAGCCACTGCCTGGGTGAAACCCTGACGCATTAGCTCTTCGCGGACGTTCTTCTCAATGAATTCGATGTGGTTCATTCAGTCCCATCCCAGCGGACCCGGGCGGCACCGCTCCGCACGCAAACCGATATCTGCCAGCGTTTCTACCGACTGCAGGTAATGCCGGGAAACTACTACTGCTTCAGGCGGTACAACCTGTAGACCCAACGCTGATATTTCCTTCGCCATTTCTGCGTAATACCCCTCCGACTTGCGGCGACTTATTGTCGACTCGCTAACTCCCCGCATTTCCGCAAAAACCTTTTGGCCAATGGATAAAAGTCGGTTTAACAAAATGCCTTCAATCTCAATTGGGTTGAGGATTGGCGGCTCTAACTTTCGGGCTATTGCATTCTCCATCTGTGATACTTCCTCTGGTGGTGTTTGAAAGGCCGATAACATCGGCAACTTATTGAGATTGAGATGGCATCTCGCCATAAAGCAGCCACTTAGGGTCGCAATGGAGCGCAGTTGCCAGTTCGAACAAATAACGCGGGCGCTTGGTTGCCCCGGCCTCAATTGCCTGCAGAGACTGCTGTCTCATGCCAACTTTTTTTGCTAATTGCGCCTGAGACAGATTCATCTCTTCGCGCTTTTTTTTGAGGCGTTGCGAAATGGTTTCCATGTTACCTCCTACAGTTTTATCTGTATTCTGTGACAGTTATTCCTGTTTGTCAATTACAGTTTTAACTGTGAATATCAAGGCATACATTGAGAGGGATTTATGAGCCTTGCAGATCGCGTAAAGCAAAAGAGAATTGAGCTCGGTCTAACGCAGACCGAGGCAGCGTTGAATGCCGGAATAACGCAGCAGTCATGGCAGAGCATTGAAAAGGGAGACACCAGAAAACCGCGTAACATTATTGGCATAGCTAAGGCGCTAAAGTGCGATCCTGACTGGCTAATGAATGGCGGAGCCTTTATGCCTATTGCTGAAGTTAGCAGCAAGAAGGTGCCTCTCATAAGCTATGTCCAGGCAGGGGCTCTCGCAGAAAAAAATCCCATTGAGGCATTTGATGGGAGTTTTGAGTACATCCTTACAGACAACGAAGTTTCTGATTTTACTTTTGCTTTACGCATCGAAGGCGATTCGATGGAGCCAGACTTCAAGGCTGGAGATGTGATCATTGTAGACCCCGAAGTTGAGCCAACCCCCGGAGAGTTTGTTGTGGCCAAGAACGGTGGGGCTCAAGCGACCTTTAAAAAATATCGGCCTACTTACACGGATCACCTGGGCTGCCAGCATTTCGAGCTTGTGCCATTGAATGATGACTACCCGATTATCAGTAGCGAGCATCAACCACTAACAATCATCGGCGTGATGATTGAACACAGAATCTATCGAAGAAAGCGCTAACCCCCCCCTCTCAGAATAGAACCGGCGTATGCCGGTTTTTTTTCGCCCCATCAAAATAAATCACCTTTCATTACAGTTAGATATGTAATCAATGACAAAAAATACAGTTTTGTCTGTTGACTAAAATACAGTTTTATCTGTAAATTTAAGCCATCCAAACAACACCGGCAACGCCGGGGTGAAGTCAAAACGTCCCGTTAGCCGCGATAAGGCAAAGGTGAAGAGATGATCCGCGAAGAAGACAAGCCTGCATGGCGTAATTTTTGGTTAAAGGTCGTTCCGTTTTTGGTTGCTGTAATCGCAGTTAGCTATCCGTGCTGGGGTGGCAAATGAGCAAAGAAAACAATGGCGGCCCTGCATATCCAAATCAAGGGTACGAAGGTTTGACGGTGCGTGATTACTTTGCGGCACACGCGATGCAGGGCTGGTTAGCAAGTTATCCAGAGAGAGACCAACACCCTGTAGCTACTCACCGTGAAAACATGGTTGCTGAACTTTCTTACCTGATGGCTGATGCAATGTTGAAAGCGCGGGAGGAAGTATGAGCAGAAACGGTATTCGTTCACTGATTTACTGCCTGCTGATCTGCGGCGTTATCTGGACAGCGTTGATTATCAAAATTCTGCACGTTACGGGGGTGTTCAATGGTTAGTCATCATTACGGAACACAGACCGTTAACCGCGGCGCCGTTCTCCCAGGGATGCTCGTTAAGCATCGGGAAAGCACCTGGACAGCATCAGCAAATAAACGCGGCCGCCTGTACCTGCATCGCGGGATTGAGCGGACTTACACAACCGACTTGCTGGTTGAAGTTTATCTGAACGGGTTGGGACAAGGTCTCAGCCGGTAATCGAAACGAAGAATTTAACTGAGCTATCAGGCGGCTTACATCGCGCCGGGATTCTTACAACCTTTTGGAGGGTTAAACCATGCAACCATTACCACGCTTAACCGCCGATCGCCTAGCCGTTCTGCCGGCCGGTACCCGCCTGAAAATGGGCGGACACATCGTGAAGTTTGTCGGTCGCGGGTCATTTACAAACGCAGCTGGCGTCACTCTGTCCATGGTCGATTATGTCGACTCCCGCGGCGTCCAGGGCAGCTTTGAGGAAAAGATTTTCCTCTCCACAGCCACCGAATACCTGAATGCGGTTCAGTGCGAGCACTGCTTCGCTCTGCGCCATCCGAAGGACTGCGTTGTCCGCTCCATCACCAACTATATGACCACCCGGCAAGCGCATTTCTGCGACGACAGAGGGTGCGCTGAGAAATATTTCATCAAACACCCGGGGCGCCAGAAAGCTGGCCGGAGAACGAAATGGTAAGCCAGAGCGCAATACTGGCGCTGGCCATGGTGATTATTGCCTATGACCTGCAGCCGGAAGACCTCGAACGGGCAGCCAACCAACTGGCCGAATATGACGCAGTAACCGACGCAAACACGGAGATGAAAAATGTTGCGCGTGATTGATACCGAAACAACCAGCTTTGAAGGCGGCATCGTTGAGATTGCAAGCGTAGATATCGTTAACGGTGTCATCTGCAACCCGATGAGCGACCTGGTTCGCCCACCTGAAGAGATTGGCTTCGCGGCAATGGCTATCCACCACATCACCGAAGACATGGTGGCCAATGCTCCACTGATTTCTGACGTGATCGGCCGTTATCTTGGCGCCGATGTTTACGTGGCGCACAACGCCGCCTTCGACAAGAGCAAGTTACCGCAGATTGATGCCCCGTGGATTTGCACGCTGAAGCTCGCCAGAAAGCTCTATCCGGAACTGGAAAGCCACGGAAACCAGTTTCTGCGCTACTGCCTTGGCCTGAAACCTGATGTGCCAGAAGGGTTGTATGCGCACCGCGCGCT